AGCGTTTGCCAAGAAAGCAGGCGTGCCCATGTCCGTGGGCAAGGATTTTTCTGCGGCTGATAAAGGCCGTAAATTCTCAAAAGGTGGAACTATGGCTAAAAGCGACATGAAAGAAGATATGGCAATGGACAAAAAACAAGACGTTGCCATGATTAAAAAAGCGTTTAAAGAGCACGATGCTCAAGAACATAAAGGCGGCAAAGGTACTAAGCTAACCCTTAAAAAAGGCGGTATGGCCTGTGCTCCTAAAAAGATGGCTAGAGGCGGCGGTATTGAATCTAAGGGTAAAACCCGTGGAAAGATGTGCTAATCATGCCATACGAAGAAACTGGTAAAGAAAAGTCCAAGCGTGAAGCCTACATGAAGGCTAATAAAGAGCGTGGCATTCGCCAAGAAGCTGAGCGGGACTACAAGATGTTTGGTACTACTGAACAAAATATTCCCGCAGTAGATATTATGGGCAATGTAGCAGGTATGAAAAAAGGCGGTAAAGTTTTAAGTAAATGTAGTAGAGATGGTATTGCAACTAAAGGTAAAACTAAAGGAAAAATGTTATGAAAAACACAGGTCCAATTGAAAAAGGCGTTGAGCCAATTATCCATACAACACTAGCTAAGTCATTGAAGATGCACGCATCTGGTCACAAGCCACATGCTGAAGTCTTTGGCGAGCACGCTGCAGGTTTTAAAATCCATGACGAACACGTAGAATCTATGTGTGGCGGCGGTATGGCTAAAGCTAAGGCTAAGAAGTAATGAAATCTTCTAGGGGTATGGGGGCAGTAATGCCTAGCAAACTTCCTAAGACTTCTCAATCTGCTGTCCTTGCAAAAGGCGGTAAAGTTGGGCTATACGAAAACATTCATAAAAAGCAAGCACGTATTGCAGCTGGCTCTGGTGAAAAGATGCGTAAGCCTGGAACTAAAGGTGCGCCTACTAAGGCGGACTTTATTAAATCTGCTAAGACTGCGAAGAAATAATGGCTACTAAAAACTGGATTCAGAAAGCAATTAAGAAACCTGGTGCCTTAAAGGCGTCATTGGGTGTTCCTGCTGGCAAAAAGATTCCGGCAGCCAAATTAGCTGCAGCTGCAAAGAAACCCGGCAAGGTGGGTAAGCGGGCTAGGCTGGCGGAAACCTTAAAAGGATTTAAAAAATGAGCTTTATTATTACTTGGTTATTTGACAAACTTGGCTACATGCCAAAAATTAAAGTAGATGCTGGAGCTCTTGCTGCATGGCCTTTCCCTGCAGTATCGGAAGATTTTGACCCACGCCCAAAAAAACCAACAGTAAGAAAAGCTACTACTCGTACGGTTAAAAAACCAGCAGTAGTTGCAAAAACTGTAGCTATTAAAAAGACCGCCAAGAAAAAGGTTAAGTAATGACTACTTCTGGTTCATCATCGTTTAATCTAGACTTATCAGAGTTAGTCGAAGAAGCTTTTGAGCGTTGTGGCTCAGAGCTTCGTACTGGTTACGATTTACGAACTGCTCGCCGTTCTTTAAACTTGCTTACTATTGAGTGGGCAAACCGTGGCATTAACATGTGGACTATTGAACAGGGAGAAATTCCGCTTGTTCAAGGAGTTAATACTTATGACTTACCTATCGACACAATTGACTTATTGGAACACCAGATTCGTACTAATTCTGGTCAACAGAATAACCAGACTGACATCACCATTAGTCGAATTAGTGTGTCTACTTATTCTACTATTCCAAACAAACTAGCTCAGGGTCGTCCTATCCAAGTGTGGATTCAGCGTATGTCAGGTGCGCAATACCCATTACCAGGACCTAACGGTACAGACCCAGTTACTGGTATTGATGCCCCTAAGATTACTGTTTGGCCTACCCCAGACCAAGGCACTGTAGGAAATCCTTACTATAAGTTCGTTTACTGTCGCTTACGCCGCATCCAAGACGCTGGTGGCGGTGTGGATACCCAAGATATACCTTTCCGCTTTGTAAACTGTTTGGTAGCTGGTTTGGCTTACTATTTGGCACAGAAGCTACCTGGAGTTGATATGCAGCGTGCTATGGCACTTAAAGCTGTTTATGATGAACAGTTTCAACTAGCTGCGGATGAAGATAGAGAAAAGGCTCCGATTAGGTTTATCCCTCGTCAAACGTTTTTAGGATTTAACTAATGGGTGATTTAGTCGGAAAACCTACTGGTAGATTTACTAAAGCTGGGAAACCTACATTTATGACCCCAGAAGGCGAAGAAGTATCTGAAAAATCTACAACTCTTCCATATAAAGACAAATTTGTAAACATTCCAAGCATCCATAAAGGTGTTAGATTAAGTGATGATGAAATTATGGATAGGCTACAAAAAGGTAGACTTAAGCCAACAAGTGAACATGACACAATAGAAGATGCTGTAAAAGCTGCAAAAGAGCGTAGCGCTAACTTAATGAAAAAAGGTGGGCAAGTTAAAGCCCGCGGATGCGGTATTGCCCAAAAAGGTTTAACTAAGGGGCGAGTAATATGACCACCATGTTCGCATCTGGCAAATTTGCCATTGCGGAATGTGACCGCTGTGGGTTTCGTTTTAAGTTGACAGCCTTAAAGAAGCTGACTATTAAGACAAAAAATGTTAGCATTAAAGTATGCCCAGAGTGTTGGGAACCAGACCAACCTCAGTTACAATTAGGGATGTTCCCCGTAAATGACCCACAAGCTGTGCGGGAACCTAGACGGGACAATAGTTATTATCAGTCTGGTAATACTGGGCTGGATGTAAATGTTAATGGTGGCACTGCAGTTTTAGGGTACGGTACTCCAGCAGGTGGTAGTAGAATAATTCAATGGGGATGGAACCCTATAGGACAGACATACGACTATAATGAGACACCAAACAATTTAGTAGCACAAACTGCGGTAGGGCAGGTAACAATTAATTAGGAGTAGGACATGACATTTAAAAACGGCGCTCAAGGTATTAACCAAACAGGCAAAACCAAAGGTACAAACCTTGGTGATGACGGCAAAAAAGTTGCTACTATGAATGGCGGTAAATCTTCCGCTGGCGGTAAAACTAACGAAAGCATGCTAAAAGAAGGTCGTAATCGTGCTAAATTAGCTTATCAAACAGGTTCTGTTAGCTTAAAAGGCAAAGGATTCTAATCATGGTTGCTCAAGTTAAACCTACAAAAAAGAATAGCCCAGCTGTTAAAGTTGGTAACCATAAAAACATTTTGCCTGCTGAAAAATATGCAACACCGCACGATATGAGCGGCAATCCTGTATCTGGTGGTTTGCCTGCTTCTTCTATTGAAACTGGTAGAGACTATATGAACAAAGCCAATATTTCAGTTGGCAATATTAGCAAAACAAATGGTCCTGGAGTTAAAACTGACGGCATTACAATGCGTGGCTACGGTGCAGCTACTAAAGGCATTAAATCACGTGGCCCAATGGCTTAATAGGGAAACCCCTTAAATGGACTATGTTCAGCTGTATCAAGCGATACAAGACTACAGTGAGAATACGGAACCGCTGTTTGTAAATAATATCCCACGCTTTGTAATGGAAGCCGAAGATAGGATTTATAACAACGTCCAAATTCCTTCACTCCGTAAAAACGTTTTAGGTACGCTGACAGCTAGTAATAAATATTTGTCTTGCCCTAATGATTATCTATCTACATACTCTTTAGCTGTAGTTGATAGCACAGGTAACTATACTTATTTGCTTAATAAAGACGTTAACTTTATTCGTGAGTGCTATCCAGACCCTACCTCTACTGGACTGCCTAAATATTACGCATTGTTTGGCTCACAATACTCAAGCCCTAATGAATTAACTTTCATTATGGGACCGACACCAGATACTAACTATATGGCTGAACTGCACTATTTTTACTACCCAGTTTCTATTGTTCAAGGTGCCATCGCTACTCTTAGCCCTTTGTCTGCCTCAGGTGCTTCTGGTGGTACTTTATATAACACAGGTGTCTACTCAAACGTGCCTCTGACTGGCGGTAATGGCTCAGGTGCTACTGCAAATATCGTGGTAGTCGGCGGTTCTGTAACTTCTGTAACCCTTACAAACCCAGGTAACTTCTACGCTGTTGGAGATACCCTAAGTGCTAGCTCCTCTAATATTGGTGGTTCTGGTACAGGCTTTGCAATTAAAGTAGCTACAGTAAATAACCCTGCTGGTACAAGCTGGCTTGGCGATAACTATGACCCAGTCCTCCTTTACGCTTCTATGCGTGAGGCAGTTCTGTTCATGAAGGGTGAGCAGGATATGGTTAGCTACTATGAAAAGATGTACCAAGAAGCTATTGCACAGCTCAGACGCCTTGGCGATGGCCTGGAACGCAATGATGCTTATAGAAAGGGGCAGACAGCTCTGCCTTATGACAAGCTATGATTTCTCAAGGTCAATGCAATATCTTCAAAAAGAACTGCTTAAGTGGTTTAGAAAACTTTGCGGCTGGTACAAGCTACACCTATAAGATTGCCTTGTATACAAGCTTGGCAACCCTAACCCCAGATACTGTGGCTTATAGTACGACTGGTGAGATTACAGGTACTGGGTATACGGCTGGAGGTAAGCCTCTAACAATTACGCAAGTTCCTACTTACGATGCCTCAAATGATACTGCTTACGTTAGTTTTGCCAATGTAACTTGGAACCCAGCAAGCTTTACTGCTAGGGCAGCTTTGATTTATAATGGCAACACTAATGCGGCGGTAGCGGTAATAGATTTTGGTTCAGATAAAGTCAATACTGCAGCAGGGACTTTTACAATAACATTTCCAACGGCGACATCAACAACCGCCATTATTCGATTTAATTAGGAGCAATTATGAGTGACGAAAAAATGGGTATGGGCGACTTAGTTGATGCAACAGTAACCCGCAACGCAGGTAGCACAGAACAAGTTAACGTAGACGGCGTATATACAGCTGAGTGCTACGATGCTGCTGGCAATTTAAAATGGTCTGATGTTATTGAGAACTTGACTACTAACGTAGGCCGTGCATCTTTAAACGATGCTTACTTAGGTAATAGCGCTGCTGGTGCAATCGTTATGGGCTTAAAAGGTACTGGTACTGCAGCTTATACAGATACACAAGCAAGCCACGCAGGTTGGTTAGAAGTTGGTGGTACTAACGCCCCTACATATTCTGGCACACGTAAGAGTCCAGCTTTCTCAGCTTCTACTTCAGCTAACCCAGCAGTTAAAACAACTTCTGCTGCTGTTGTGTTTACGATGACTGGTTCTGGTACTGTTGCTGGCGCATTTATTAACGTAGGTGGTTCTTCTACGATTGATGGCACTACTGGTGTTTTGTTCTCTGCTGGTGACTTTACCGCTGGTTCTAAAACTGTAACTTCAGGCGATACTATTAACGTTACTTATACTCTAAGCGCTGCAGGCTAATAGTTGTTGTTTGTTGTACCCGTTAAAAATTAGATAGAGAGTTAGATATGAGTTTAGTCCTGCAAGATAGAGTAAGAGAAACCACGACTGTAACAGGTACAGGTTCGGCTACGCTTTTGGGCGCAGTTACTGGATATCAAGCGTTTTCTGTTGTTGGTAACGCAAACATTTGCTACTACACCATTGCAGACCAACAAGGTTCAAACTGGGAAGTAGGTATTGGTACATATTCAACTACTGGCCCTACTCTTGCGCGTACAACTGTTTTAGCTTCTTCTAACTCTGGTTCATTAGTTAACTTTACTACTGGCACTAAGGATGTATTTTTAACATACCCATCTGAAAAAGCGGTTTATACAGACTCTAGCGGAAATGTAAACGCATTAGGTACTATTTCTTCTGGCACTTGGAATGCGTCTACTATTGTTACTACTTATGGCGGTACAGGTTTGTCTTCATGGACAGCAGGTGACTTGCCCTACTATGCAACAGGAACAGCGCTATCTAAACTGGGAATTGGCACAAGCGGCTATATTCTTCAGTCAAACGGCTCTGCTCCGACATGGGTTGCCGCTTCTTCTGTAGTTGGCGGTGCTGGCGGTTCAAACACTCAAGTTCAATACAATTCTAGCGGCTCATTGGCTGGTTCTGCCAACCTAACATTTAACGGCACAACACTTACTACAGCTAATGATGCTTCTATATCAGGTCTTACTGTTGGTAAGGGTGGTGGTAGTGTAAGCACTTCTACTGTTGTTGGTAATGCGGCTGGTATCTCAAATACAACAGGTGCTATTGATGCTTTCGGTTATCAAGCATTAAAAGCTAATACCACAGGTAACAATAATTCTGCTTTTGGTGATATTGCTTTATTAGTCAATACAACAGGCTCTAATAATGTTGCCGTAGGAGCTGCTGCTTTAGGTTTAAATACAACTGGAAGCGGAAATACAAGTGCTGGTGTTTTAGCCTTATATAGCAATACAACAGGAACAAACAACACCAGTTTTGGTTTTAGCGCATTAAACGGTAACACCACCGCATCTAATAACACAGCAGTAGGTTATCAAGCTGGAAATACAAATACTACTGGTACAGAATTAACTTTATTTGGTCAGCAATCAGGTTATAGCAATACAACAGGCAATTCTCTTGTTGGTTATGGCTTTCATTCTGTATATTCAAATACAACTGGTTCTGATAACACAGGTATTGGTGATGCTGCTTTGTACTCAAACCAAACTGGCGCAAACAATGTGGCAGTAGGTAGAGATGCTCTTTATTCAAACACTACTAACGGAAATACTGCCGTTGGTTATCAAGCATCAAAATTAACTACAACTGGTTTTTCTAATGCTGCTTTTAGTTCACAAGCACTTTATTCCAATACTACTGGTTCATATAACACAGGATTGGGTTATCAATCTCTTTACTCAAACACCACCGCATCTAATAACACAGCAATAGGTTATCAAGCTGGGTATTCTTTTAATGCTGCTTCTGGTTCTAATGATGCTTTTGGTTATCAAGCTCTTTATGCTTCAACATCAGGAGCTAGTAATGCAGCTTTTGGTGCAGTTGCTTTAAGAAACAATACAACTAGTTCAAACAACGCTGCATTTGGTGTTTATGCTCTTTATAACAATACTACAGCCTCAAATAATACGGCAGTAGGTTACCAAGCTGGATATAGTAATACTACCTCTGCAAACCCTATTACAGCTGTTGGTTATCAAGCATTGTACGCACACACCACAGGTGGCGATAATGTGGCGGTAGGAAGACAAACATTGGCTGGCACAACAACAGGTGCAAACAATGTGGGATTAGGTAACTTTGCTGGAATTGGAAATACAACTGGTGGTAATAATACTGCCATTGGTCATGCAGCTTTAGTGTCAAACACCACCGCATCTAACAACACAGCAGTAGGTTATCAAGCAGCTTATTCAAATACAACAGGCTCACTTACCGCTATTGGTATGAACTCATTGTATTCAAATACCACTGGTGTAGGAAACATTGCTGTTGGTGGAATTACTCCTTCTGTATCTAACGCATCGTTACAATCAAACACTACAGGAACATATAACATTGCTGTTGGTAGTGGTGCTTTAACTGCAAATACCACAGGTGGCTCAAATGTAGGAATTGGTCATGCTGCCCTTACATCCAACACCACCGCATCTAACAACACAGCAGTAGGTTATCAGGCGGCATATACAAACCAAACAGGTACTTATATAACTGCTATTGGTTATCGGGCTGCTTATTCATCAAATACTCAGGGATATGTAACTGCTATTGGTGCTTTAGCAGGGACAGCATATGCAGTTACTTCTGGTGAAAGTTATGGTAGTACTTTTGTTGGTGTAAGTTCTGGACAAAGTACAACAACTGGAAAAGACAATGCGTTTTTTGCAGCCAATTCAGGATTCGCAAACACTTCTGGTTCATACAATACAGCAATTGGCGGAGCTGCATTAGCATCTAACACCACAGCATCAAACAACACCGCAGTAGGTTATCAAGCTGCTTATTCTAATACGACTGGAACATTAACCGCATTAGGTTATTTGGCTGGATATAGCAATACGACAGGCACAGATAATGTGGCTTTAGGTCAAAACTCATTGCAATACAATACTGTTGGAACTTCAAATACAGCAGTTGGAAGATATGCTGCAAATGCTACCACAGGTTCTAATAATACTGTTGTTGGTGGTGCAGCAATGTATCAAAATACAAGTGGTGCAAATAATACCGCTATGGGTTATTTAGCGCTTCAAGCAAACACCACCGCTGGTAGCAGTACCGCAATAGGTTATCAATCTCTTTATTCAAATACAACTGCCAATTATATGGTTGCTGTTGGCTACCAATCT